ATATTCTGCATTATGTACATCAGCATACTCTTTAAAATAGTTTTTACTTATATCAACAACTTTATCAACATAATTATAAAAATCATGGTTTTTACCAACATGCATGTCATTTTTATCTAACCAATATTGGAAAATGACATTCATTCTATTGCTTTCATAAGTTCATTCACATCTTCACCCCTATTTGGGAGTTTATCCTTAAGAAAGAAGTGAACAAAGTGACATTCTTTAATACGTGTATTTGCAGTAAACAAACCGTTCCACTTCCAATCCATATTTTTAATCTTCATGTTTTCTTCACGGATCCACGTATTTAAAAGTGTCTGGTCAGTAGACCATTTCCAAGCGCCCATACCATCAACGAAAGGTTTAAACTCAGAACGACGAAGAAACTGAGCCGGCGTTTGACCCCTTAGGTATTCTTGGATTTTTTGATTCATAACCATAATGCCCATGTTCATGAACTCGGCACCAAGATTGTTCCACTTCCAATCTACTTTCTTAATTGTTTGATACTGCATGCGTGAGTAGTTTGTGATTTTACCTTGGTACTGTTTTGTAATAGGCATCTCACGTTCAACCACGCCACCAAAATCGTACTGTGGTTCTAAGTCATCAAAGATATTTGGTGCACCAGGACGAATCCACACGTCAGCATCTACTATTGCCACCTGGTCATAAGTCTTAAGATATGAAAATGCATTTTCTTTTTCATAAATCGGTAGGTACCCACCATATTTTTCATATGACTCACGACTACGATTCGTAGAAAACACGTCAGGCTTAATCATAAGTATGGGGTTTCTTTGCACTTCATGTGCAATACCATGCGCCTTACAGTATTCTGCTACTGACTGAACACAATGATCATAGAGTTTCGAGCGCTTTCCGATGTAGACTTGATAAATTAGTTTTTTCATTTTCATAACTCTCTAAAATTTTTTTGGCTAGACTCATAGCCTCACTAAAGCCTTCTTTGAATCTATTACTTTTATGGCCGTCTTTCACGAAATTCTCTAAACTACGTACATCGCTATCGCAACTTGGCATACTATAGTTTTTTTGATAAACAATAGCTTCCCACTGGGTTCTAAGATTTAAAATAGTAAAAATATCAGCCTTTGAGATCTTGGTTTTCATACTCGTCATTATCGCTTTCATTATCGAACATTACTTCATTAATCATGTGTCGGCTTGGTCCTTCGCTAAATTCTTTTATTCGAGGATCTTTCTGTAGAGACATTGATTTGTGTCTACCATTTTTTTTATTGCGAGGATCATATCTAGAATATTTTGCCATCTTGCCTTTCCTTAAGTTATATAATGGTATATATCTTTCCAGTTTTTCATTAACGGAAACTTCTCGTTATTCATGTTATGGCCATGCTCGACCAAAATGCTTTCTAAACCAAGGCTATCACCTAGCTCAGCGTTCTCTAATTTATCTTCTATCCACAAAAGGCCAGAGTCCCTGTAAGGTTCTAGAACCTCGTCTTTATCAGCACCGGTATCACAGAATATAAACTTCTCGAATACTGTTTCTCCAAATAACTTCTTGGTATTTTGAATACGAAGAGCCTGAGCATTATGATCAAGCGATAGAGAAGTAATCATATGAAAGACATATCCATGCTTACGATGCAATAAGTCGACATAGTACATAGCATCACGCAGCGGAGGAAGAAAACCGATAGCAGCTGATTCATTAAAAAACTTAACTAGTCCTTTCTTTTCAGTGTTAGTTAGTCCGTAACGATCACCCATATCATAATGGCCTGGACCGCTTGCAGTCATTTCATAACCATGAGCTTGCATCCACGTATTAAATGCATATTCCCAATTCATTAGGACTCCATCACAATCTGTGAGGATTACTTTATTCAAATTATCAATCATATATTTCTCCTTAATTACAATGCTATTCTACACTATAACTAATGGAATGTACACGTTTAAGTTTTGTTTAAAATCAATAACCTAGCATTTCTTTTGTCATTATGTAGTCTCTTACAAAATCAGATCTTACGATATCTTCCCACCCAAAATTAACTATAGTGAAATTCTTGAGTTGTTCTACAATTTGTAAGAACTTGACAATTCCTGCTTTTTCATCATCATATTTAAAATCGCTCTGTTTATAGTCTCCGCAGAAAATAATCTTGCTGTGTCTACCTACTCGAGTAATCACAGAGTCTAGTTCATGAAAATTTAAGTTTTGCATTTCATCAACCACAATAACAGTATTGTCGTATGTAGTTCCTCTTATAAACGATGTAGAATCAAACTGCATTTGATTAGCGCTAATCATTTTATTATACGAAGATTTGTCACCAAATAACTCGTGACATATATTTTTATAGGGCAACGTAAAAGCATCTTCTTTTTCTTGTTTAGTTCCAGGCAAAAACCCCATATCTCTGGTAGGAACCATAGAACGTATTACTACAAGTTTGTCATGCTCTGTTTCTTTATCTAGGACATCTTCTAATGCCAGATAAAGAGCCATGAAAGTTTTACCAGTTCCTGCAGAACCAGTAAGAACTAAATTATCTCCGTCGTCCCATGATTTGTAAGTTTTTTCTTGATTTAGCGTGAGAGGGTCAAACTGAAGAAGATCATCCAGTCTGACCGTCATAGAATTATTTGTTGTTTTTTTACGATGCATAACCTAATTATTAATTGTGCTGTTCGGATTGTTTGATTTAATACGACCCAGCATGTTGTTCCATTCGCTTCCAGCTCTGCGTAGAGTGCTAGTAGTATCTGCTACAAATTTTGCTGTAGATAACTTTTGCTCCCACTTATCATCAGCTAGAAACTCTTCTCGTTCTGCGAGCGATAGAACCATATCATGTTCCTCACCCGTTTCTTTATTGATCATTGTATATGATGGCATCTTAGATATTGGGGGCTTTCGCCCCCATCCTTTCTTTTATGAAACTGGTTCCAATCTTGATTTTAAGAATTCACGTTTTCGTTTTAACTTAGATAATAGGTCCTCATTGTTCTTCATTTTAACCCTTTCTATATAGTTATTTAATTCTAGTAAATCGTTTTGTAGTCTATCAAGTTGGATTTTACTCATAAATTCTAAATTCTCCTGTTTAGTTATTTAAGAATTAACTTCGGATATGCCTCCTGTATTAATTTCTTAGTTATACCCTTTAAGGGTATCTTCTTATTAATCATACCGACTAATAATTCTGCATCTCGAGGGTGGATAGTCTCGAGAATATCTAAAAACATTTTTTCTCTTTTTGCCCGCATGACTTTTTCGCCTGGGCCACCTTTTACAAAGTAAGCCAGCTTCTTATTATTTGAGGTCCAATCAGATGCGTGCGATAGAGTTTCAGCTGGTTCGTATGGTACAGATCCAGAAGGCAGAAGCCATTGGACAGTATCATCAAAAGTTCCTCTTAAAATATCTTGAAGAGGCCAGTTGTTTCGCTGTTCTTGCAATATAGCAATTTTATCTATTTTAGATTTTGCTTTCGAAACTTTTTCTAAAATTTCAAAGCAATAAGGTACGCGTGGTTTATTTACCATATCAAATGAAGTCCTTTACGTCTTCTAATAATCTACGACATCGTTTGTCAACAAGATAGGGGAATACCTTTCCTCTATTGTTTGCTTTATTTTGGTTGTCATAACTATATATAATTTTTTCTTTTAGTACTTGAGGTGTAGATTCAAGATCAATAAGAATTCTATTACGCTGTATATTACGTAATACATTTTCACCTTGAGAATTTGGATCCTGCATAAGTGCCTCAATAATAGGTTTTCGTAATGGGGTCTGGCGTACACCGTTTACGAACACGTTGTCATCGCTTAATACATTTGGAACGCCGTCAGACGTATCGCCCTTTAGTATAAGCTCAAGCAACTGCTTTCTTGGATGGTCTTCTTTAATAAACTTTTTTGTCATTGGAGAAAACTGAGAAACGTTTCCATATTTCTGAAGCTGAGCGAAATCTTTATCAGCAGAAATAATCATTACCTCTTCGTGTTGGCCAAATTCTTGTGTCTGTTCTACAAGAACTCCAATCACATCATCAGCTTCACAGCCATCAATCTTAATAGTTTTATATGGGAAATGCTCACCAAGTTCTTCCCAAACCAGATTGATAATCCGAAAGGCTTCTTGCCAATCCATTTTAGATTCTTTACGATTTTTCTTACGTGCAGCTTTATACTGAGGAAACTCATTGTATCTCCAGTTATTACCAGCATCACCAGTCATAATAACTTCACCAAATTTATCTTTAAACTTTGCACGATACATGCGGATTGAATTAAGGATCATATGACGAATCATATCCTCCTGAATGTCTAATTTCTGTGTTACAATGTTGCTGATAGCAATTGCAGAATAATCAATAATAATCATAATAATCTCCGGTTACATAAAACTATTCTAACACGTCTTCTGCACAATGTACACTTAAAATATGCTTTCTATGAATTTTTCCTCCAATAAAAGCGTTATAATATTCTTCTGGCTTAAGAAGAACGTCATATCTAAATTGGTATCTCATCTCATAGTAATTACACTGGCCCTTGGTTTTACACAGTTTTAATATTTCTCTGTGGTAATTATCAGGTCCTTTTTCTTCTACTAAAAGCTTTACTTCTTTGCTCGATCCATAATACTTACGCCAGTCAGATTCTACTCTTGTTCTAACACGGCGTTTTCTCTTTGAGTTTTTAGGTAAAGTTTTAGGTTTCCAGAAAAACTTTTTTCCAATATATTTCATACCGGTATCTTTTTCTGTTATTTGGTAAACGAACCCCTGATATTCCTCAGGGGTTTCGTTAAATTCATTTTCTTTATAGTACCAGATTGCGTTGTCTCCGCTTAATCATCTTCAACTGTTTCAAAATCCATTGGAGAACCGCAAAGAGGACAATACTGAGGTGTTTCCTCGCTATCGATTACTAAGACCTGGGACTCAGTGTCGCAGGCTATACATTCTGTCCAATACTCTTCTTCCATTTTTTCTCCTTATAGTCGATAGTATCTATACTAGAAAGAAATTTCACATGCGCCACCTTGACAGGCAATAGCACCCATTGTGTCGATATCCGTAAATCTCTTCTCATTGAGCTGAGCTACAAAATCAACACCTTCAAAGTTCTGCTGAATTTTTGTCCATTTGTGTAGAAGGAATACATCTTTCAAGCAGTACTCAGTTTCTTTAGGATCTCCCATAAAATAGTTATCAGCGAATTTATTAAAGCGCCGAATCCATTCCGCTCTAATATCTGATACTTCACCGAGGTACTCTTCTGGCATTTGAGCAGTTGAGGTAGCTTCCCACAAATCTCTAAATCCACACTTACGAGTATCTACAATTAATCCAGAAGCAAACAGCGCAGCCTTACCGTATTTTTCTACGATCTGATCCTGCGATAATACTTCTGTCATAGGAGCTTGAGCAAAATCTTTATCGCCAGACCCTGCCAAGAAGCTAATACCAGCAAATGCGTCTCTATTATCAAAAACATAATCTTCTACTTGCGGCCACATGTGCGGAAGTACGGTTACAGTATTTGATACGTTATGCCTAATACGAGAGTCGGCACATAGATCTTCATTTGTTCCAGCTTCTACCCAGTTCTGCTGAACCATTTTTACTTTTTCGAGAAGCTCTGTTCCGTACAAGTCTTCTTTATAAAGAGACCCTTCTGGTGATATTACAGGAAAACCTACACAATAATCAGTGTTACTAGCTGACCATACAGACTCTTCAACCATGTATGGATTTGTTTTAGCAATAAGCTGCGCAACTTCGGATTCCTTATTTAACTGAATGTGGCGCAGATACATTGGTGCATGCTCAGCGTGGATGCCTGAGGCAGTCTGCAGCAGCACTGAAGCATTACCTGAGGGCTTAACACAGGTTGTTCTAGCTGCTGGATTAATACCAATTAAATCAGCAACTTCTTTATTAACTGCTTTTACTATCTCTGCGCCTTGTTTCTGAATATCACTATCAAGCAAAACTTCAGGGTTATTCATCCATCCTGTGACTGAGACGCCAAGTAAAGCTTCTCTTTCAAAGATACGCTGGCTGGTTTCTCCGAGATATTTAAAGTTTGTATATCCTGCTTGGAGTGTTCCCATAATTGCTCCTGCTCGGCAGGCTTTAAAGAACTCCTCTTTCGATGTGCATTTTCCTCCATTGATTTCTGTGAGGTTACATCCCTGCCAACCTGACTCTCCATCAATTTGCGGATACATACCAATCTCAACACACGGATTAGTCGTAAAGTCTCTGTTTTCGACAAAGTAGAATCCAGGCTCTCCGAACTCTTTGATTGATCCCATGATTTTCTTAAAATCTTCACGAGTAATTTCGGATCTGACGATAACAGCTGAATTATTGCTTCTGCCCCTTTGAGGGTTATCGATAAACCAATTCCCTGTTTTAGCATTAATCATCTCCTGATCATCAGATGAGAACAAACATATAGTTGCAGACCTACGTACACCACCGGCTAACACAGCGTCCGCAGCATGCATACAAATGTCATATACTTCAATAGGTTTTAAGCGGTCACGGCCTGTAAGAACTATACCTTGTAACATGTGTTCGATTTTATCGAGTGCACGCCGTAGTGGCTCTGGACCAGGCGCTTTAAAACCACCGTTAATTTTAGCTCCTTTAGGGCGAACATGACTTAGATCAAAATAAACTTTACGACCTGCAAACTCAGGATGAGTGCTTTTGTCTGCAAAGAACGAAGACATAAGAACAGCTAATGAATCTGCCCAACCTTCAATAGAATCTTCTACCACATAACCTTTTGCTTGCTTCTTTCTTTCAGCAACGTTTGGCAGCTTATCAATGTGGTGAGTTTGCACTGAGAAACCAGCACCTGCGCCGCATAACAAGATATAAAACAACTCACCGAAAAAAGCTGCTCTATCTGCATAAGAAGAAGTACAGTTGTACATTCTCATCTGGTGCTTTTTAAGCTGCTCTCCACCGAACTGTAAAGCACGTTGAGCTCCTAACGCGTACTTAAGTTTATAAGACGCTTCTGCTTCATTAATTAGTAGTTCTAAATCCTCTGACATCTTATCGCTGTAAGTGTCTCTATGCATGTCCATAACACGCGATACTGATTCTTCCCAAGTTTCGTATCTGGATTCATCATCACTCCATCTACTATAGCCTTCGTAAAATTTTGTTTGTGACATTAGATGTCTGGTATTAATATCTTGGGAATTAGTAACTACTTTTAGCATATGATAACCTCGGTTTTGGAAAGAAACATTGTACGCGCAAAGCGTATCTTTGCACGGGTGTGTAATAATTTATTTTATTGGTAGGATTATATATCATTTTCACGGAATTGGAAACGGCAAAAAGAGTAATATTTAAAATAAAAATATTATTTTTTTATGCGTTTTATGGGTTTACAAACCTGGAAATCCGTGTATAATAAATTAAGAGTTTTTTGGAGTGGATAGATCTATTCTGTATTTTGATTTACAGGTGCTTCTGGAGCTTCTTCAGTCAGCGCTTCTTCATAATATCCAATAATAGCTTGAGTATCTTTTATATATCTACGCATTTCAGCAATACCTAACGCCAAGTTTTCATACCCCTTCGGAGTAATTGCAAAGAACACTACATTGCCAGTCTTGGCCTCAAGCTCTGCTAGTTTTTCGTCTAAATTTTCTTCAGTTACCACATACCAATCGACAGGAGGAAACTGTACAGCTTTAGGACGTTCTTGAATAGGAACGTTTTGTTTAGAATATTCTGTTTGAAGTACTACTTCAGTCTCGGGTGCTCTACCTCCCAGACACCCCGTCAGGAGCATCAGGCTCATCGCTGGCAGGAGTAGTTTCAGATTCAATTTTTTCGAGTAATCTGCCGACCGCCCGGTCAACTCTGTCTTCAAGTCCTTGTGCATTTGTTAACGCCTCCATAGTCAAATCTATCTTAGCAAATACACCTCTGAGTTTATCTAAGTGTTGCTGAGATTGTTGCAGTTGTTTTGTTAAATTTTTATTTAGTTCTTCATTTTTTTCTGCATTAGCTTCAATCTGTACAATAGTATCTTGTAGCGTTTCTGTTGCAGTTTTAAGTTTTACATTATTCTCTCTTAAAGTCCCTATTGTAGCTTCTGACCAGATATAATAGTTATATCCGCCATAACCGACGCCGCTTAATAAGCTTACTACAATAATAATTAAATATAATTTAGCCATCTATATATTTCCTAAACTTTTTTAATATTCTAGGAGTCTTATCCTTTCTCCGCCGCCTATCAGTAACGTTAATAGGCCGCCCAATATCCCTACGCAATATATTCGTAGGTAATCTACTTGGGCCCATATCCTTTGTATCGTGAGGTATGCCAGCATCAGCTGTAGTAGTGACTTCTTCATCTACAGATTCGAACTTAAATGTTTTTGAATAGTCTGCCACCTTTTTACCTCTTTTATCGTATTGACCCATTTTCATTACCATTTCTTTGGCATATCCTTTAGGACTATACGTGTCGCCCCATTCCCAATCATTAGTACGAGCATCCCACTCCATTACTTTCCACTCTCCCCTATGTCGCAAATTTGCGTCCAACTGTTTTTCAACAAGGAATTTACGACCGGTAGGAAATTTTATTTCTTGTTCACCGTTGGGCCCAGCTTTTTTCCATTTAGGTGTCATCTGGCTAATTCACCAACTGAAACATATATTTTAGAATTAGTTCTTATATGAGTAGCTTCGTATATATTTATTCCAAACATTTCACCTATAGGATAGCATTTATCGTTAACTCGTATTTTATCTCGTGGCATAACCATTTCAGACATAGTATCATTTAAAACTTTAGAGTTTAAAACTTTGTAAATTCCAGGAGATAGACTTGTATCCTCCAGAACAAACCAGTCACTTTGCTCGTCTAAAAAATCTAGAGTGTCGATACCAAAATGAAGCATTCCCTCTTTAATTTGTTTATCAGTTATACTATACTTTTCTTTCAATAAAAAAAGAGCAGCTGCATATGATGCAAACTTGGTTTTTCCGCCTGGTACTTTGGCCATTAACTTTTTAATATTAAAAAC